TTATTCCTTTTATAACTATAAGTTATATTGTTATGGTCAACCTGTGGAGCAACTTTTTTACCCTTTGAGTCAACCTGGGGGATGACTTTTGTACTTCCCTGGTCAACCTGTGGGATGACTTTTGTATCTCCATAGTCAACCTGGGGGATGACTTTCTGCGAGTTATCCACAGATTTAGCCGAGTTATCCACAGCCTTTTGTATCACTTCCAGCGTCTCTTTAGCATCTTGAGCCTCGACATATTTGGGTTTATTATGCGCTAGAATGTCCTCATCGGTGACTGCCGGGTCATAGATTAATCGCCACGTTGCTCCCTTTCTCCCCTGTTTCCTGAGGGGGTTTTCCTTCCAGATCTTCTTTATATATCCTGATGTCTCTAGCACTCGCATTTGCCGGCTCACCGCCTGTTTAGAGATACCCAATCGATTGCCAATGGTTAGCTGATTAACGTACACCAATCCGGATCTCTGGTTGGTATGACTGCATAGAATACCCAAAACTCTAAAGGTGGCTCCCCTTAGCCTGTTATCGGCAAAGCATCGTGAAGGCAAAACAGAGTAGGGGCCAGGGGCCAGATTATTATCCACCGATGTACAATGCTCTAGCGGTGGCCTCAGTATCTCATAACGGGCTTCCTTAATCTTCTGTAGTTCTGCACTATCGTTCATATTCCGCAAAAACCCTCGCACTCATCTAGGAATGACATCTGCCCCTTATCCTCTGCGTTATCAAAATCAACCTCAGCCAATGGCTTTAGACTACGATGCACATACTGGGCATGATCGGCTTTATGTCGAATTGTTTTATCAAACTCAACAGCATCATTCCAGGACACCGGGTCATTAATCTTAATATCTCGCCACGTTGCATTATCGTGAAAGGGACAGGCTATACAGGCAGATTTAGCTAGACTTCTACCCGGATAATGCTCTTCAAACCATGTCATACAATGATGCCTTCGCATTTTCTTTTCAATGAGCGGAAACCGATGATAGATGAACTTGTCTCTGCTCTCCTTCATCCTCTGCATTTCATCCCAGGATATGCCAAGCCATGTTTCGGATATCTGCGTTGTGGCTCTCTGTTTATATTTTAATCCTAGTAATTCTCTGGTCTTTTTCTTTAGTGGTACAATCTTATATTCATTTGTGCATTGTCTCATGCCCATGCCACCTTCCTTAGTAAAGAAAGGCATTGCGACAAACCGAGTGCCTGACGAGTTTACACCCTTCTCAATATCCTGCTTTATGTTGCCACTTGCTACAATATACGTGGGGAAGGGGAGTTCTTTTATTAGCCACTCAAGATGATCATACACGCCTTGCGGTTCGTACCCAGTATCAGCAAAGATTGCACAATCGGGCAGTGGCCCAATCTCGCCCTTACTCGCCATTAATGCTAGTACAGTCGATTGCACACCGGCTCCTAAACTAATAATCCGTATATCCGGGTTTGGATGCGGTTCTGATAAGGTAAAACTCATTTGTTTTTCTCTGGATAGGTATAGTTTTTTATAGGCCGGCATTGTTTCTTCCGGGCTATCGGATCACGGACTTGGTCCAGTGCTTTTGCAAAATGCAAACAGACATCCTGCTTTTCAAACTGAAGACGATGAACAACGTATTCTTCCTTTTCGATGTCCGGAACCAGAATGAGATACAGAGGAAATGTTATGAATATAGTAGCTGTCATAAGGCTCTCTTCTGCTTCCTCTTATTTATAGTATCGCCAAAGATCAGCTTATAAGCACAACTGGAGCAGATAACCTTTTGCCGTTCCCTTTTCTTACCCTCAACCACTTCTATAACCCTTCCTTTGGTTTTGCAGATTGCCGGGAAGTTGTGACAAATATCACAGCAGATACCATCAATCCTCTCCATCACGCATCTCCCGAAATTCTCTTTGGCTAACCGTAGGTTTATATATTTCGACATAGGCTTTACAATTTGGGCAGGAAAGATTTGTAACTATTGAATAGTCGGATTTCACATTCGTAATGCCGACCTGTGCATAATAATCCTGATGCTTTTTAATGTCCTGATGACCGTGAAACTCCAGTTCTGTAGAGCAGTAAAAACAGTTCATTTACTTTTCTCCTCAATCAACTTCTTAATGTTCTCTTCCAAGTCCATGTAAATGAGGGCATAAGCATCATCGTTTTCAAACATCTCCAAATGTCTTTTTTGGTAGTGAATGATTGTGGTGTGGTCCTTCTTGAATAACTGTCCCAACTGCGGAAAAGAAAACAATCCTATTCGCCTGGCTAATGCTGTGAATAAAGCTCTATACTTTACCTGTTCTGCCTTGGCTCTTTTGTGGTGGGCAAAATCGTGGAAGGGTAGGGTGCTTACCTGGTCAAAATAATGTATAAACTTCTGCAAACTTACACTTCCTTGATAAAAGTGCCGGGATAACACGCCTCGACCAACCTCTTCTTCAGTCGATAGATAGGTGTCTTGAACCCTTTGGAGTCCTCCACTACCTGACCTTCCGTGTCCCCGGTCATAGTTTTCGTGTAATAGTTCCCTTTCGAGTCCTTTCCGTAAAAGTTCTCTTTTTGTCGAACTGTGAAGTACCTGAAATCGGCTATGTATCTGCATATCTTTATTCCATTTATTGTTATTAAATATTCCGGCTGTAACTCCAGGTGCGTTATCATTCCGGCCTTCTCTAAAATCTTTAGCTCTGTGTACCTTTTGGCTTCTCGTTTACTCGCAAACGTAATGCCGTCTATTGTGGTCTTAACGGCCCTGTATTTATGTTTATTCCAGTTCACCGGCTGAAATCCCTGGCTACCATCGTATCGATGGCCTGGTTTAAGTTCTGTGTGAGTTTCTTTTCGTCATACACTACCGGCTGTTTGTTTTTATTGGCTCGTATCCAATCCCACAGCATTACCTGAACCTGTTGATTTACTGTCCGTCTGTTGCCCTGTTCCTTAGCAATTTCCTTTAATAATGCGTGTAAAACCGGGTCTACCCGTAAAAATAGACTCTTTGTTTCATTCTCTAAGCTGTTGTTTTCCATATCTTTTCTTTTGTTATTAACATTTATTTTAATAAAAGTCACATCTAGGACTTGCAATAACGATAGCAAATTGATATATGTTGTATAGAGAGAAACTTTTAGGAAAGTTAAGAGAAGGAGCAAAGATAATGAGAAAAGCATTGAAGGATAAACTCAATAACATTGATTGGATATCCAAGAAGTCTGCTCTTACCCAGAGAAAGACTTGGATTGCTGTCTTATCTAAGGAGTGGACTGATCAAGGTTGGTTTCTGAGTAAGGAAAAGAAAGTCTGGGTTGTGTCCAATAGGAGTTGGACTAGGGAACTTACATCCGCAGGAAGTTTGGAGATATTGAACTACAGCCTTAACAAGATCAAAGCAAAGGAGCAAAGCTAATGGAAAAAGAATGGTTCACAATGTGGTTTCAGGATGGTGGCGGTAGGACTGCCATTTGGGGACGTAGAGAACTTAGAAGATATGCCAAGCAATATGATTTTGATGCCGATGAGGTAATTAGAGAAGGCGAAATTGAGTTTATTGACGCTGAAGATGGCCAAGTTTATGGCGGTGTATTTAAGGAGCAAAGCTAATGGAAAAATTTAATCAAACTCATTTAGAAACAGTATCGGCTTTTTCAGCTTTAGCCGGTCAGTCTTACGATGCAATAACAAGTGACGGCAGGATGATATCCTGGTGTTCTAATGTTCATTGGGCCAAAGGTAACTATTGGTTAAATATTATTATAGATGACAGTGGTACAGTTAACGTACTTATTAATTCCAGTTATGTAGATCATGCTCCAATGTATGCAGTCATCGGTTACTGCACTTATCACAAGATTAATTATGAAATAGAGGAAAGCTAATGGAAAATGAAACAGTAGGATCGTGGTCATACGTTGTTAATCAGTGTGCCAAACTTATTATGAAACTTTACCCTAATGGAAATATTGATGTCCTTGATACTTTGGATGACCCAAGTTTTAGAGATGATTATGTTGAGGAATATGGAAACGAGGACATTGACGAGGATCACCTTGAAAGTCTGCTTACTGATCATCTTGAACAGTTTGCTAGTGACGTAACCAATAAATGTTTTGAACTACAATAGGAGCAAAGCTAATGGCACATAATATATACGACAATTTAGCCGGACAGGCACATAGAGGAGTCTACCATGCATACTGTCGGGTTAGTACGGATACGCAGACTCTGGAAAGACAGCAGGATATGATCCGCAAGTATCTCAACGGTGGGCAACATGAAGTGAAGTGGTATTCCGATGAAGATTTCAGCGGTACGTTACCGCCCGAGCAACGACCAGGGCTGAAGAGATGCCTTGATGATGCGTTTAAGAATAAACGCAAGGGGGGGAAGGGGAACCTTATTGTTGCCGATATCTCCCGATTTTCACGAAAAGTATGGCATTCCTATAGGTTTTTTGAAGAGGAGCTAAAGAGAGACAGGTGCAACTTGATTGTCTGCGATATGCCTCATCTCGAGATGGTGGATACCCGGACAAAGATCATTCTGTTGAAGGAAGAAGCACGGAAAGCCGAGGAATATGCCACCGATACCGGACGTAAGACCAAACAAGCACTAGATGCTATCCGGTCAGAGATCAACGATAAGGGCTTTAAGGTATCCAAGCAGGGCAATCGCATCGTTAAGCTCGGTATGCACGATAATATGGATAAGGCCAGAGAGATAGCCAGTGAGCGTAAGACATTCAAAGCCGATGCCTATGCCTATTTTTTCTATAGAGATATTATGTACCGCATCGGTGATGGCTATAGCTATCGAGCCATTTGTGAGGAATTTAATGCGTACCCGGATCGTTTTCCGAGACCGAATGGCGGTGAGTGGAACCCGGCATCTATAACCAAACTTATAAAAAGAGTGGAATTGGGTAGTCCAAATAATCCAGACAATCCCTATTACCGCAGAAATCCAGACGTTAAATTAAGGACAAAAAAAGTGGAAGGGAAAAAGTAATGGACAATAAAAAATTTGGCATAAGTGAATTTGATGAGCATTTTGGAACAAGTGCAAAAATTTTAGACAAGACTATGAAGTCACTTTTTCGGAGAATAATTTATTATCTGGCTCATAGAGAAAAAGAAATTTTTACTAAGCAACACAGAGTGGTGCATGGCGATACAGAAGAAGAGAGAAAGATTATTGAATATGCTAACTCCGGGACTTATACCAGAGCTTTTTCCAGACTAACGATAATTGCGAGACTTGAAAATACCTATGTGAGTTTGGCTGATGTTGTCACAGAGCTTGGCTGTTCCGATAAGATGGCAAGGGAAATTCTGATGGATTACATGGATCTTAATTCAGTTGAGCTGTATGAAAATCCAGATAAAAGGGACAGAGATCAGAGGCTGTATTTTAGATCCACAGAATTATCTATAAAAATCTATGAGAAATATATGCACATTCTTTATATGGATGACCCAAAGATAAGAAATTTTCTTCTCGACTTAACCCATTTCTGGAGAGTTTCGGATATGTATAAGCAACAAACGGGTAAGGTTGCTACATGTCCTCACAACGATTATAGCTTTATAGACGAACCCCTAGAAAACATTTCCAAGGTAGAAAACTTTACCAAGGTAGAAAACATTTCCAAGGGTAAATAGCTATATCTAGCGATAACGTGACGTAATACGCACAATATCTATAATATTTGCCGATTTTTGGCTTCTACCCTTGGTAAAGATTACCAATGACTGGAGAAACTTAAACAGATAAAGTGAGAAGAATGATGACAAAGAGAGCGAAAGAAACGATTGTGTTTAGTGCAAAAGATAAGATGGTTATGCGTAGGTTGCCTGAAAAAGGGGAGCCAATGACGGATATCCAGGTTCGCCAATATCACAAGCAACTCCACAATGGTGTCCAGTATATGCAAAATGCCGGTCTTGGAATGGCGTGTCGGGTTACCGTCCCGATGGTGTCCAAAACACAAGTGCAACGGGCTAGTCGGGGATTTCGTGCCTTATCGAATGAGTTAAATGATTTGGTTAAGCGTGTGCGGGAGAAAAAGATTACCGATTGGGAATTTCTTTTCCATGCCCAACACGCAGTACGCAATCTTAACCATGAGTTAAAACTTGAGGCCGGGGCTGATCCGAGAACCGGGGCTTTCTATAACATCAAATAGAGCTTGAGCAGAACCTAGTAGGGTCTTTGCTGAAAGTGAAAATAATAGAGCAGTAGCCTTTTAGAAACTGCAATACAGGAAAGAAAGTAGCATGATTATAAAAAGTCATACAAATAAGGTGCATCCAAAACCGGAGTCTTCTTTAGACCCAAAATTGGCGCATAATATATATAGTGTTAATCCAACCAGTAGCACTCACCTAAATTACCTAAACAAAAAGTCTGACCTAGTCAGTTGGGCTTATCTAGTCAGCCTAGATTTTATCGCCCTGATATTGATTTCAATCTCTTTGTACTTTTTGTTGGTTGGCTCCTGCTTATTCTCTGACGAATGTTTTACCACCTTTTATGGTGTTTAACAATGCCAAAATTAACAAACAGTTATACCCACCTTGGGTCTTCCGATGCGTGTAAGATTGCATATGGCTCTAATCGTTTCGGACATACCAATGAGGATCAAAGACTATCCTTAGTAAATAACACCGTAGGAGAGGGTGGATTTTTCGGCTCTCAGAAGGCATTAACCAGGGGAGATGTATTGGAACCTGCTTTAGCCGAATGGACTCTCAGTGAGCTTCAGAGACTGTCTGAGTCTGAAATTAAAGTTATAGATAATAACAAGGCTGACTTACACGACAAGTATAAGATTGCCTCTAGTTGTGATCTCAAATTATTTCTCTCTGAACCTATCGATGTTAAATGCCCGGTTTCGGACAATATTATTACAATGTCTGGAGTGGTTCCGGTTGAAATTAAGACCGATGGTTACAACAAAGGCGAACCGCATAAAGACCATGAGGCTCAAAACCGGCACCAAATGATTTGTCTTGATGCACAGTTCGGTATCATTACCAAGCTCGGTCCCAACTTAGAGATGAATATGTATCCCTATGAACGAGATAAAGAATGGGATGCTGATTATCTAGAATTGGTAGCTGATTTCTGGAGACGAGTTGAGGAAGATGATCCCTATCCAATAGCAAATGATAATAATTATATTGCCGATCTCAATACCTTAGATAAAGCCGATGAACTGCAATACGCAACAGAACAGCTAATGCATTTTAAAGCTCAGAAGATGAATTTTGATCGTCAGTATGAAGAAATTGAGAACACTATTAAAGATGTTCTAAGAAAAATGGAGTGTGACCAGGGCATTATCGGCCCCTACACACTTAAACTCGCTAAGATCCAACGTAAGGCCACACCGGAACGAGTTGTCCCGGCTAAACCGGCTGGGGAACCTTACGAGAGATTAACAATAAAAATTAATAAAGAAGAGACAATCCAATGAATGATATGAAGACAGCAATCAAAGCCTTGTCTAAAGCACAAGGTGAAATGGATCATGCTAAGAAGGATGAGAAGGGAGCCTTTGCCAAATATGCTACATTGAGATCTGTGTTGGATACAGTTAAACCAATATTAGCAAGTAATGGCTTTGCCTTATCTCACCGGCAAGGTACTGATGAGCATGGAATATATTGTGACACGATGCTAATGCACGAAACCGGTGGTATGTTTGAAACGAGGGTTCATCTTATTAATCAGAGTAAAAATATGCAGGGTCTTGGCTCGGCCATTTCCTATGCCCGGAGATATGGTGTATCAATGCTCTGCAACCTGGGTACTGAGGATGACGATGCCGAGAAAACTAAGCCTGTTCCTAATGTGAACAGACCGAATAAACCCAATAAAATCAAACAGTTTATTATGCATACCTCAAGTGATTCTAAGGGTTATGACAACATAGAAAATGCTATCATGGCATTTAATTCCGTACTTAGTAAACAATTAGAGAAATACCAGGGTGAGGAGAGAGTGAAGATTGGTACGATTATGAAAACTAAAAATGCTGATTTGATGGAAAAAATTAAGGAGCATAACGTAGAGAGTTACAACCAGGTATATAGTAAATTGGAGAAGTTTGATGACTAATTTTCCCCCAACCAAAAGACAGCTAGATATATTTCGAATTCTTGATGATTATTACACAAAAAATTTTACAATGCCCTCTCACCGGGAAATCGGAGAGACAGCCAACATAAGTTCGTTAAGTGTTGTGAATAGGCACTTGGTAGCCTTAGAAGAAAAAGGTTTTATTGAACGGCAAAAAGGAAGGCAAATGGCTATTCGTTTGTTGAAGAATCTAGACGGTTCTGCTAGAATATAATTGATTTTTAATCATTGTATCCTTCCAACCTTGGGCAGTCTAACTGCCCATTTTTTTTGCCTTCTCTAAAGCCTCATCGTTACGTCTAGTCCACCCTTTACCAAAGGTTTCAAATGTCTTGAGACTTTCATAAAAGGACTGTCGTAACTCATGCATTTTCTCAAGCACATACTTAGGGTTCTGATCTTTTAATATAGCAATAGTCTTTGGCCCAATAGCACCATCTGGATTAGCTCCTATAGATTTCTGAAGGCATTTAGCACCCTGTCTCCCGGCATTGACAGCAAAATCTAGGAGGAAGTAGGCAACACCGGGAGAACTCGCATCCTCTACCATGTCGCATCTATTGCGATCCCAGTAGTTCTTTTTATATATGGCAATGGCTGTCTCTTCAGTGAGGTCACGCATCTCCTGCTCAGTTGCCTCTCGACCTATCCACTTCTCATATACTCTTTTAGTTACACCTCTATTTGTCATTCCCCCTGGGTCACTAGGGTGAAAAACATAGCCACCTTCATGTTTAAGAACTTCCTTAATTGCTACCTCAAATGTATCTGCCATAATTTACTCCTTTAAGTTATTTCTTGCCACTCCTTTAAACTTTTCAAAACTTCTACTGGCTGACAGTCCTAGTAATGAAAGAGTTAAAGTGAGTAATCCTTCTGTCTGAATTTCCGGGAGAGGAATATCTGCTCCACTAACTGCAACAATCCAATTAGCAATAGGTGCAATAAAAAATGACCACATTAAACCTAAAGCACATATCCACATTATTGCCGGTCTTGCCCCGGCTACGAATATGCTAGAATGTTTAGCTTGAGCTAGGTTAATGTCTGCTTGTGCTTTCTGTAGTCCAATAATAGATTGTTCTAACTGGGCTTTTAATTCGTTTGATTTATCTTTGTCCTCAATAAATTTATCAACTATTGGTGCGACACTACTTAATATTCCTTTAATCATTTTCCTTGGGCCTCCTTACCCATCCATATTGCGAAAGAACCCGTGAGACATCCTAATACGATTGAGCAGAAACCAGACTGCTCTATAGTGGGATCAGGTAGAGACATAAACCATTCAGCCACCCGGTAACTCATAACGGTTATTACAACCATCATTGCTCTGGGTAGGATTTTAAATTTATCAAAAGTTTCTGGTGTCATTTCTTTTTAGCAGTAGATTTCTTTTTCGCAGAAGCCTTCTTCGATGGTGATCTTGGTTTCCTTGGTTTCTTTTTTGTAGAGACAAAAGACTTCGGTGAGGTCTTGACCGGGGCTTTTGTTTCTGACTTCTTGAACCAGCTTGCAAATGGAAATGGTGGGATCATCCATAGATATTTTAGTAAGCGTAACATTATCAATTCTCCTTTCAGTCTGTGAGTTCGCCTTGATCGTGGAGCCAGAGTGTGTATGCAAAAAAGCCCAGTACAATAGAACCCACAACCAACGTAGTAGTAATTGCCACAATGCTAATCACCTTTTCTTTAAATTTTTCACGAGCATATTTTTCTTCCTGCAATTTTTTTCTGACCCTTCCTTCAATGGCAATTAATTCCGACCATGCTTGGGACCCATACCGCATTTGAATCATAACCTTGAGCGTCTGGCGGTCTTCCTCTAATTTTTTACGAGCGGTCAGTGCCTCAAAAGCTATTCCTTCTATACCTTTACCGCTAACCATCTTTCTAAATAGGGAAGGGTTCTTGGCTTGTTTCTCTATGTTGTCTACATCAGAGCAAGCTCCCATCCACTTTTGAATCTCTCCGGTCATCACACTTAAATCTTTTCCGTGATTGTAGAAGGTTGTAATTTTTGACATCGCCTTAGAGGCAACTGTGAGGGCTATTCCAATACTTGCCGGATCCATTTCTAAAACCCCCCTCTAGATTTTACAACACTATAGTATTAAAGATGACACCAAAAGAACTGATGACATAAAACGCGGTGATTGATATAACAATTCTTTCTAGCCGGGAAACTCTCTTTTCCATATCTTGACGAAAGTGGTACATATCATTTTTAAGAACACTGAGTTCCATAAGTATTACATTTATATCTTGCTTAGTCATAGTGTCTCCAAGTCCGATTTCAACATTGCAGAATACGCACTACTAGCTCTATCCAATATATCTATTTCCTGAAGAAGGCTATTTTTTTTATTGGTGACTAATGTGATTTGTGTGATGAGCTTCATAGCGTTTTCTGAAAGGTCTGACACTTTATAATCTTTCCCATCGATAGTTACTTTTTTTTCTTCGGTCATAATTTCTCCTATTTCCAAATTACCTTTGGCTTTAAAGGCAGTTCATCAGGCTTTGGGTTTATTATAAAATCTCTTAGTGATGCCCTATATGTATCCCAATCACTGAGGTTAGAAAGTTTCTCCCGAACATCAATTAACCCAACCCAATCGCTCTCTTTTAATTGTTCTTTTGCTAGTTTTGCGTTTACCTTTTTCTTTGTAGCATCTGGCATTTCTTCTACAACTGGTGCAGTGTATTTTTTTCCATCCCATTTACCGCCAATATCAAGCAGAATGTTATCTGGTATTTCAACTAGTGTTTGCCCAGAGGGCGGTTCCCAGTCACTGCTAGGGTCATACATGACTTTATTAAGAATAATATTATCTGAATTAAGCAGTACATACTGTGTCATTGCACAAACCTCACAGTCCAAATCCAAACTTTTCCTGCACCGCCAGCACCTCCGGCACCAGAGTTGGCATCACCAGATCTTTGTGAACCGCCACCGCCACCACCCCCTCCGGGAGAGCCACCATTGCCACCAGATCCACCGGCAGTTCCAGATGCACCATGTACACCGCCACCACCGCCATCGCCACCATAAGTTCGGTCAGTTCCGTTTGAACCAGAGCCTCCGTCAGAGGAACCGCCATTGCCACCGCCACCTCCAAGTATTCTGTATTTATTACGATAACTTGAGTTCCAAAAAACGTTTCCGGCATAAACTGAATATGTACTATCGTAGTATGGCCTCCAATCCTCGCCTCTAATCACACCTGAGCTAACAGAGAAGTCCTGAACTACCGCAGGAGATCCCACTCCTGCAAAGTGGTTTGATCCTCTACCGCCAGGAGAACCACGATAAGTAGAGTCGTACTCACCTGTGCCACCGCCACCGCCTCCCGGGCCAATACCGGGCGTTCCTGCACCTGCGTCATCAGTATCATCCCCATGACCGCCAGATCCCCAGCTATTGTTGTAGATAGAATCTGAAGAACCTGCCTCCCAATTTTGAAAAAACCCTCTGTTTATAGTAGATCCACCAGTTGCGTAATAAAGACCGCCACCGCTACCCTTTGCCCCTCCGTTACCGGAGCAAATTGTAACACTATTATCCTGAACATAACTGGTCCCACCATTAGTACCTTCATTACCGATAAAGTCGGTACTCATTGCTACAGCACCTGATCCTGCCGACCCCACCACCACAGACATTGTTCCTTGCAGACTTGCGGAAATAAATTGTTGGTAGTCTACACCACCTCCGGCACCACCACCGCCTCCGCTGTCATAAGACGATCCACGGCCACCCGATGCACCCCCTCCACCGCCACCGACACAGTAAATGTAAGTCATTATAGCACCCTCTGGCTTTGTCCAAGTGCCACTACTAGTGAAGACTTGTTCATCAACCTCAACCGTGCCAGATGTTGCCCCAATTAGTTTCCCCCCGGCTAACTCTACATCACCGTTATGATGTAGTCTTAATTTTTCAGTGGCCGTTTCAGAGGAGCCTAATTTAAATACTAGATCTGTTTGATTGTTATCTGAAGCAAAAGTTGCATCGGCCTCGGCTACGATTGAGGCACCAGTTAAAATAGCGTCTGTACCACCAGATTCATCAGGGGCAGAAAACTCAATAGCACCCAAGACTTCTCCATCTGTTACATCAGTATCAGACGTTTGTAGTTTAAGAATTGCACCATCAGATGTCTTGGCTGTAATGTCGCCAGAAGTTGTTACACTTGTTAATGTACCAACAGATGTTATCCCAGATTGCGATGCATCAACATTAAGAGTTGTACCGGCCTTAGTTAACCCAGTTCCACCAGTATCAATCTTAGCGTTCCAGGTAGCTTGAGAGGAAATGTAAGTATCAGCTATTGCTGTACCATTCCATACACCAGTAGAGATTGTACCTACGCCAGTGATGTTTGTTTGAGAAGCGGTTTGTAATGTTCCTGCTAATTGTGTGGCACTAAGTCTGCCGGTAGAAGGATTGTAATGAAAATCTCCATCGCTTTCTAAACCTACATTCCCAGTAGCAGAGGCATCTTCAATGAAGGGTATAAGATTATTTTCGTCTGTATTTTCATTATCAGCAACAGAAATATGGTTAGCATTCGTAGCCGTTGTAGCACTTGTAGCACTTGTGGCATTGCCTGATAATGCTCCAGTAAATTGTGTAGCGGTTAACACACCAGTAGAGGGATTATAGGTTAAGCCTGTGTCTGTTTCTAAACCCTGAGTTCCAGTAGCACCATCCACAAATGTGGGATAGACTGTTTCATCAGTTGCGTTATTTGCACTGGCTGTAATACTTGTTGCTATTCCAGCTGTTCCACTAACATTGCCAGTAACATCTCCAGTGACACTCCCTTCTACGTTAGCAACGAGAGTTCCAACCGCATAACCAGTTCCGCTAGTATCTACTGTAGTTGTTGGAGCGGATTGTAAGTCTTTGAATAGCTTCCATTTGCCACTATCCCCGGCATCTCTAAATAGTCCGGCATATAAATCTTGGGAACCGGAAGTGTCATACAATCCATAAAAACCAATGTCCACACTGTCAGAACTATTGTTAGCCTTGGCTAAAATTATGAGAGGGTCTTCTACTGATAGTGTTGCTGTGTTGACCGTTACAGTATCGCCATTAACAGTCAGATCTCCAGTGACAGTAAAATTTCCACCAGAAGTAACATTGGCTCCACTAAAGGTTAAAGCTGTAGTTGTTCCTGATTTAATTATTAAGTTACCAGAGGTATTCGTAGCCGAGCCAAAAGTAGTTCCTGAATCTTTAAAAAAAATATCACCGCCATCAGCATCTAAAATAATATCAGTAGTGGCATCCAGGGTAATAGTAGACCCGGAGTCTATTTCCGTAATGACTGGAGTTGTGAGTGTTTTATTTGTCAGCGTATCAGTTGTTGCCTTACCTACAAAAGTGTCGGTTGCGTCTGGTATTGTCCAGGTTCTGTCTGCCGTTGGGTCAGTAACAGTTACAGTTGTTTCATAATCATTAGCCGTTGCACCCTCAAAGATAATGCTTGCACCTATTCCCAAATCCGATGGCGTTAAAGTAGTCGTAACATTTCCATTGGCATCAAATTTTAAAAAATGATTTGCTCTAGTAGATGCTACCGGAAGGGTCATAGAGATAGTGTCTGGGTCACTTTCTGGAGCAACCACAGTTCTATCAATTCTTGTGCTAATTTGTTGGTGGTGCATAAGGCTTGTATCAAAGTCAGTCTCTAGGGCAGAGGCTGTTAAGGGGCCAGATGTGGTATACACTGACGTTCTTGAAAGAGGTACATTAGAGACAATCGTTATTGTTTGTGAAGAGGTTGGAAAGTTGCTAGACGTAAACCGTACCCTTCCGGTACCATCTGCATTAATCTTAGAACTTTCACTGTCAGAGTTCTCTACATTGTAATGACTACCGGCTGTTTTAAGAGTGCTATCAACATAGACCTTTACCTCTGTATAGGCATTAATCTGGAAGGCAAAATCAAATGGACCGGCTGATCCGTTCCCGGTGTAACTCTTCCATCGAACTGTTGACGTTATATTGGTCATCCTATGTGTACCTTCTAGATTCTATAACACTATTTAACAAGTCTATCAACATCGGTCATACTCATTAATCTATATTCGTTTTTGAAACTCCAGTCTTTAGCCATTCCCCTATAATCACTTATTATCGACTTCAGGTACTTCATTCGATCCTCATAATTAGCTAGAGCATATTTATCATCTCTGCCACCAAAGGCACGATCATTTAAAGCATTAATCATATTTTTACTTTCATCGTAACCAGGATGACCATCAATACCTAAATCTGGGTTGGGTTTTATTCTTTTTTGGGAGTCAATATTATTAATAACATAAACGTACCGGTTATATTCATCCGCAGTTAATTGGTAAATATTCGTATTTGCTTTGCCCATAGGGTTGGTATTTAAGTTAATTGATAATCTCCTAGGATGGTAATCAAACATATCCCCGGACATTTCATTAATCTTAATAATTTCCTCATCTAGTTTGCTGTAACGTCCATACTGTATTCTAAAGGGATTAAACATCCATTGCTGTCTGCCGTGTTCCTCAATCGTTTTTGTCTCTATTGCTGTTAATGGCTCACCCCAGAAATTAAATGCTTTTGGCATATCCGGTGAGTGTAATACATGACCTGCCATGTGTTGATTATACGATTTATACCAACCCTTAACCATTGGATTGATGTCCTCTAAACGCATCTTACCCATCTCTGCTAACTGATCATTAGTTATCATAGTGTTATTTCTTTCAGGATAGGTTATTCTTTCTACTGTCCTTTGCCATGAGTTAGTCCCTAGAGGAAATACTTGGAACTGATCAAGATAGTCAGCCTCTAAGTTAATTTGCTCTAAAGTTTTAGAAATGCCCCATTTAGCTAATTTGTCGGGATTTATTAATCTAATAGAATCTTCTAGCTGACCAGAGGCATTCCGGACTACACCTCCAAATCTATAGGCTATATATTCACCGACACGCTCTGACCATCCCTCTCCATCTTCATGTTCTCTTGTTAACATCGTTTGAAATTCTTTTAATCCCTGCATAAAGGGGATGTCTAATGCGTGTTGCGTTACACCTATCCACAAAGAAGATAATAGTTTGTCTCCTTGATTTTGCATAAATCCGGCAGGGTCTTCCATAAATCCTTCTTGATGATAGACATCTCTAAACTGGTTATAGTTATGAAAGTCTGCTGACATAATGAAAAACCTAGATAATGGGTCCATTCTTTCAACTACAGTAAATTTATAAGAACCATCTGGCTGTTTTACTCCAATAGCTCCTTTTGGCACCTCGGCTCCTTTACCTATAATTCTTTGTACTTTAGGATCTGTAGGACCAACACCTGTGATAATGATATCATCACCAAAAGTCTTATTCATTAAATGACCGCCAAAAAGAATAGTTCCCCAACCTACTATTAACTTAGACATAGCCTCGTCAAACTCTCGACCTTGCCCCTTTTCTATAGCTTGTTTAAGAGGGCCGAAATCTACAGTCCGTTCTCCTACTTGTGTAAATATATTGGATGGAGTTTTATAAAATGCTGTTAAGAATAATCGGCTGAACCAGTTATTAAATACCGGAGACATATGTACAAATGGTCTTTTTAGATCACCTTGGAAGGTTTCGTCTAATCCCATTTTGTCCTGTTTAGCAATAATCTCTTCCGTAGGGTTGCTTATGGTATCAAATAATTTCTTTTTTACTTTTTTGAATATCTCACGTTTTGTATACAAAGGGGACCCATTCTTTGCTTTCATGCCTCTTAATTCTTTAGACAGTGTCATTGCTGTCCGTGTGGCTTCCTGATAAAGAATTTTCTGTTTAATTATACCTTTGAAATACTCATCTTCCGCTAATAATGCTCTACCGGGCAGTCTATTGGCAACACCCAACATATTTACATAAAATGGTATCCATTGTCCTTTAGAGGCCATTTCCATTATTTTAGTTAAGTCATTAGTAGTGCCTATAGCCGGTACTCTTATATCGAGTTTACTTCTTAGCTGACTTCCTTCTCCTTTAATTAATGCCCTAGAGGCTAACTTTGGGCCATCAACAAAAACTCCATAAAAATCTCCAACCATACCGGCAAACATTTCTGACATATATGCTCTATCCATATAGACTTTTGCTCTAGCTTTTTCACCGCCTACCAATCTAGCTACTTGCTCTCTGGCCTCACCAATACCACCGGCTACTCCGTTTTCAGCCAATCGCATAATCTGCATGGCAATGTTTCCGGACATATTTACTGTGTGGGTAACTGGACTAGAAAGAAGAGCCATGATGTAACTTTCCTGGATAACATCTATAGTTAATTTAGCACCCCTTGAAACTTTACTCATTATCTTTCCCCAGAACTTAGGTTGGTCAGCTACATCCATTTCAGTCAGACGTACTAGCATTAACTCTTGTAATGCCGGGTCTGTTTCATTAATTACTGCTCTAGATTGCTCTACAAGTTGGTCTAGGTTTCTGCCAAAAATAGTATTTATGTTTGCAAAAACACCAAGACTTCGCCCTGTTTCCGTTCCACTAGCTCCTATTTTATTTAGGACTTGAAGGACCATACCACTCATAACTCGGTTTTGGTTTAATAATCGTTTTCTTTCTTCAGCTAGAATAAAAGGACTATAATTAGCTATTTGATTATTAATATACTTCATCTCAGATAAAAGGGCTTTTGCAAGAACTATCCCACCCACTAAATCTGTAGCCGGTAGGAGTTCCCCCCTGTTCATTGTCAATATCTCTTTGGCTATTGTTGATATACCCTTTTCGTTCGATATTGCGATCATTTCATCAATGGTCAGTGTGCCTTTTTGCCTCGACCACTCAAATAATTCCTTATTATTCTCAACCATATTTGTAACAACCCGGCTGTAAAATTCTGGGTCTTCTGGATCGAGGCCATCAGCTTCATCCATAAATTTTGCTATTCGTTCAAAGTTAACACTTTTGCCTTTGTATCCTATAGCCTTCAGCCCTTTATTTAGAGCCTCCATATCGTTTTCTTGTGTAGAAGGAAGCCTAACAAAGTCTCCCACTATCGTTGGCTTTTTAACATCTCCAAGGTATTTTTCTTCTGTAGTCTTACCGACATTGTCCATAATTTTTCCGGCATAATCGAAAAAATCAGAGATCGGTTTTTTAAATGGATTAAGTGGATTAACCATCATCACCCTCCATCGTTGCTCCGGTGTCTAATAATGTCACTCCTGCCGGAACCGACAATAATGGTAACTTGCCTTCAAAAAACTTTTTAAATACTGTCTCTTTATCTTGCTTTAATATTTGTGCGGTAACATCAACTCTATCGTTTATAAGATCAACTACAGTCTTTGGCTCTGATGAGAGTCCTGTTTTGTTACCATTGGCAAACCAACTTAATGACTGTGCTTCTGCCGGTCTTACTCCTGCAATCTCTGCTACCTTTTTATAAACATCGGAGAATATTGCGTACTCAGTTTGCATAGCTTTACCCTCAATCATTTGTGTGCCTAAAGTGTCAGCAATCATCGTAGATACATCTAATGTGCTAGGATCTTTTTTATACATCTCTCTAAATTTCTTAGTATCTTTTGCATTCTTACCGCCAATAAACTCTATAGGCACTGATCCAGGCTCTAGCTCATTCATAACATCAAACACTGCTCTGATAGCATGAGTGTCAACTGTAACACCCTCCAAGTTACCCAACACATTTTGGGCAAAGGTAATCGGCTTTGGATTAAGGTCAGGATTCAACTCATTACGTTTCTTTTCATCTGTTAGCTTCTTATGTATGCCAGTGGGGCCAATCATCATTGGAAAGCCCTTTTCATTAATACCTTTTTCCATTCCGGGGCCAACTATTTCTGTTAGAGGAATGTCTAAGGTTTCTTTGGTGGCTACCAGTGATGCATTTCTAAGGTTTTGCTCTGTTATAGTTCTTGGGCTAGTAACGGCATAATTTAATGCAAACTCGTAAAGTTGCTTTTCTGCTTGTTCTTTAGGTACTCCCATATCTACTGCCTTTTGTATTATTGGCCCAGTGTGGTAGAAGTATTGTACGTTTGTACCTTTAAACGGCTCTATTCTTTCGGCTAGTACTCTTGCAATCTCATCTGTTTTTTCAACTACTTTATTTGTTCGGTTATTAAGAGGCATTGTGTTAGTCTTGGTATTTCTCGGAACGTATGTCTCTTTCTGCTCCACCATTATATTTTCGTAACTCTCTGGCGAGGTGTCGAACAATGGATCTTGGTTAGATGGTTGTACCCTGTCTTTTGGTTTAAGATCCATCTGCTTTGCTCTTTCCTGCAAAACAACTTTAAGGTCTTCCTCAACTAATAGATTTCCTGGTGGCTTTCCAGTGTTAGAAATATTTTGAGGATTGATTGTTTCATCTATTGCCTGAACATTTACATAGTTATTATGTATGGGTATAATTTTACCATCATTAAATTTTACATTAATTATAGAACTTCCTTCAGCTTTATCGTGAGAAATAACTTCTCCATCACCAAATTTAGGATGAGTTACTTTTTGCCCTATAGGCTTTAAAATTTCTTGATTTTGTTGAATAGTTTGAGAAGGACTACCTTCTTTTCTAATATTTCTTTCTAACCTTGCTTTATCACCTCTTTGGTGCTTTTCATCTGCAACTATTTTACGAGCATTTTCATCAGCCCATTTTTCCCTATCTACCCCATAACGATATAGATTTCTGCCCTTTATCCGAAATGTTTTCTTACTCATAATTTCTGAGGCATTATCTCCAAAAACTTCTATAGGTCTTATTGTAAATGTATGTTGTTGTTTGTCTTTTCCATAGCTCTCTTTAACAACTTCCCCCTTAATTAGTCGTTCTCCTATTCTTTTAGGATTTCTAAGACTACCTCCAAAAACATCTTGCTTAAATGTAACTACATCCCCAACCACTACATCTGTTGACCCTATTAACTCTGGCCCTTGTGGTTTGTTCACCATTTCATCTAGCTTAATGATAGCATCTACTGCGGGATCAGTTGGATCGGTGGAGAGCAGTTTGGTTCCGGGTGCCTGATTAGCTTTGTATTCTCTAGCTTTTCCTGCCATCCAAGATAGACCTTCTTTTGCTTTAGGAGTAAGTTGTTTTAAAAAATCTTTTACAAAAGGGTAGGCACCTACACCCCCAAATACAGTTTGCAGTAAGCCTTCAGTAGCAACACCTGGGTCTTTTAGCGATAATCCTGCTTGAAATTTTGGGAACCCTTCGGCTACTTCAGCTAATTCCCCTAATCCAGTTGCGTGTAGTATGCCAAATCCTTTTTGATTTACATCCGTTAATAATTCAGACACAAACATTGAGCCTTCCATTGGGACTCCTAAATTGTTAAGAGCCGATGTCACAAAGTTACTCATTTGATATCTGGTTGGGAAAGGAATATTAAAAGGTAAATAACCCTGGGGATGAGCCTTTATCTCACTAGCCTTGCCCATAAGCTCTGTTAAATTTTTGGTATTTTCTTCTCCCTGCTTAACAATGGCTTCATTCAACTGGGAATAATCCTGGGTTCTGTTTTCTGGGAATAAATGTGTTTTGCCTATGGAAAGATTTGAGCCAGAGTACACATAATCAAACTCACCATTTGTTCTGAGGTTAACACTTTCTTCATAATGAGGGAATAAACTGTACTTATTGTCCATCCGGCAATCCCTTTTTAAATGTTAAAAGCTTAGAATTTATAGTTGATTTCCAGGCATCTCTTTCCCACCAATCTTGAAATGTTAGACTATTTTGATAATAGTCCTGTGGTATCTTCTTAAAGTCGTCAAATTCAGCCCACGACTCAAAAAGAGTAATCCAGATTTGTAGGGTCTCTTCGTCAGTCTTGCCCCTTAAAGCCTCTGTATCAACACCCTTTTCTTTTAATTCTTTGATGATATTGTCTATTGTAAATATGCCAACTCGCACATTTTCTTTGCGTTCAATTTCTTTGATAGGCCCTAAAGTATCTGCAATAATTTTTAATACAGCTTTTTTAGGATAGAAAGCCTCACCCTCAATTCTAGCCGTATCCCATTGCTCTTTAAGTTCGTTATAGACAATATTAAACTGCCGTTTTTGTGCCTGTTGGTCTGGCGTTAATAGTGCTAACCCTTGCTTTAAAATATCAGGATCTAAGCCTACTCTTTCTACAATCTTGTCTCTAGCACTTTGCACGCGTTCATCTATATTCGCCTCAACCGCAGTTACAAAATTTCTGTAATCTTCGTATTTTAAAGCTCGTCTAGCATTTACCAGGTCAAAGTATGTGACTTGAAAGTCAGCTATTTTCTGTTCAATTTTAAACTTAGTTTCAGTGTCTGATTGGGGAGGGAAAGAAAACTCTCCGGCTGATAAAGGTGCTAATGCCTCTCGCATTGCTTCTACTTCCTCAGAATATATACCGAGTGCATCCATGTCGCTGATTAGTTTATTTGCCTTTTTAATTTTGTCTTCATCAAAAACGTCATCAGTATCTAATAAATTTACCCACTTCGTTTTTATAGCCTCTCTGTTTTGTTCTTTTCTTTTGATAGCTAAATTTGTGGTTGATCTTTCTACAGTCATTCTTCTGTCAAAATCTTTAGCTACTGCCTCTTCAAGATCGGCATAGGTAGGTAACCGGATACCTTGCATTTTTTTTGGATTTTTTTCTGCAAAGTTTAACACTTCCATTATTCGCTTGGCCTCTCGGTCATCTCCCTGATAGTCACCATTTCGTAGATTTTGTATTAGAATAGTTGGTGTAGAAAAGTCTGAGGACGTACTGATATCTCGTTCAAATAATTCTGTTGAAAATTGCGTTACAAACCAGTCTTTTACACCTTCATCCATTTCATTGAGTTTGGTTTGCAATGATCCCTTAGTAAATCCGGCTAAAACGAACTCCTTTAATCCATCTGCTTTTAGTAATGCAATTTGATTTGTTAATTCCTCTCCGCTAAGTTCTCCTTTAGTTTTTAAAATACTCGTTAATAAATTAGGAAGACTGTTGAGAAAGTTATTTGCTCTTTGCTTTTGTCCGGCTGTAACATTTCCCACTGATCCTTTGGCATGGGCTGTTCTATAGCGGTCAAACTCACCGGCTGTCTGCAATCCTAGTCTAGCTTTAAGAAGACTTGCTAGTTCCGGGGCAGAAGGGGCAATAGCATCCGTCATACCCATAATAGTGGCATTAAGTTGATTTTCTAAGACTGATGGGGCTGTATTGTTTTGTATAGCTTGGAAAACCAGATCATTAATATCATTTGTAGCTGTTAGTAAAACTTCATTCTCTAGGGTTTTAAGAGCCGACTGCCGGGCATATCGTCCAAAGGTAGTGTTACCAAACTCAAATAAATCATTGGTATCTTTTCCGTCTTTCTGTGCTTTTTTAATACTGGCTAGAGTAGGGGCATTCTCTACTCCCCATTTAGCTCCTTCCTCTTGAGCCTGTATATTCGCTTGCTTTAAAGCAAAATCCGACATCCTATTCAAACCCTGGGATAGAACTTGCATAGTCCTAGAGGACTCCTGTGCCTCGGTTCCCTGGGGCAAATTAAGCTGATTTAAGCCTATTCCCTGTGACTGATATGGACGAAAAGTTTGGGCCATTAGGCAAGCCACTTTTTAAGTGTTGGGGCAATACCATCTTTTCCACCTATAGAACCGGCTGTTGCAAGAGCCATAGACGCTGTACTGAACGCACCAATCTGTCCTTGCAGTCGTGCCTGATCCCCGGCTCGGCTTAGATCATCTGCCCTCATCTGACCGGTGAGTAGTGACATTGAGGCATTAAATGCCGTGGTGCTAAAGTCATCTGAGGCCGGACG